TTATTCACTGCGCCTGATGGTCGTATTTGGACGGCGCAAGATATGGCGCAGCTGGTTCAAACCCGCATAAGGTCCCAAGGAAGTGCGGAGCTTTCCCGTCGGGTGCTGGATGATATCTTGGCTGAGTCTCAGATATTTGCTCGAGACTTGGGGGTTGACTTTGATAAAGATAAGATGCTGCACGGGCGCCAGTGGATGAAGAGCTCTATTAGGCGAGCTGCTGAGAAATATACAGGATTGCGTGTGGAGCGTGGTCGGGAAGGTTTGGGTCTACTGCCTGAAGTCACTGTTGGAATGAATGCATTTAATGAAATTGCTGACTTGACTGATCAAGGGTTTAGGATTGGCGTGGCCGTTGAAGCATTAAAGGCGGGCCGGCCCGTTGATGAGGCGGTCAAGTTGGCTAGTGAATCGTTGTTTGATTACGGGCGTATGTCAGCTTTAGAGCGTAAGACATTCGCTAAGGCGTTTTGGTTTTGGTCTTTCCAGCGTGAAAGCTTACGAAATGTTTTGTTGCAAGGTCTTGAGAATCCGCACCGATTGCGCGCTTCTTATATTGCAAGTCAAGGCATTCCAGAAGATCGCCAGTTTCACGCGACAACAAAAGACTATCTCGAGAATCGTCCCTTTATAGCTTTGCTGGATAGGGAGAATATACAACAGCGATGGAGTGCGTACGGTCCTGCTATCCCCATGGCTGATGGTCTGGCTCAAGTGGTCGACACAATGAGCGTTGCGGCCTTGTTGTTCAATGGTGTACTGCATGCAGCCACGGGTGAAGATTTGATTGAGACGGGCCGGCTTGATCTTGGAACGACTGTCATAGATAGATCATTGCAACAGACCAACAATGCACTGCGGCTGGCATTGCAGACCTATGCAGGCAATGCACCACCACACTATCAAGCGTTTATTGGGCTGACGTTCAACATCGATGCAAGAAGAGAGGGGCAAAAAATCAGTCGATATTTGGATCCGCGTATGGTGTATTATTTCCAGCTTCATCCGGAACTGTGGGAGATATTTACCACAGTGGTAGAGGTCGAAGGCACTCGGCCCACGTCTGATAAATTTGGTACTTATCGAGGAATGCAGTGGGAGATTGCTGAAGATTCTGTTGATGATTGGTATCTGTTACAAGCTGCGTTTTTAATGGGCGGTGTGCAGCGTACAATGAAAGATTATGCACCGTTGGTATATGAGGCGGTGACCGCTTTAAATATGAGTGATCCGGCTTTGGTTCCTGACTATCGATTAAATCCAGAGGTCACGGATATCCCTGCGTTCAATCAGCTGCTGTATCAGTCGGGTCTTGTGACTGTGACAGATGAGCGTAGCCCTGAAGAGTTGTATGATGCAAACCAGGCGGCAATGGTTCGCATGCTGCAAAGAGCGGAGGTACAATAATGACGACAAAAAAACGACGGGCGCGCAAAGCTTACGCGACTGCAAAGAAAACCAGCAAGCCGGGATCCGGTAAACGGTTTGCAGCTTTGAAGCGTTCGGCTGCTGCAAGTGGAGCACGCAACCCGGCGGCCGTGGCAGCAGCTGCAGGGCGCAAGAAGTACGGCGCCAAGCGAATGGCAGCAATGGCAGCAGCAGGCAGGAAGAAGAAGAAATGAGCAACGAGATTGGCAAGGGCCGGACGTTAGAGCTCACACAGGTTGTGGGGGATTTAGGCCCTACAGGATTCAAGCGCGCTATACTGGTGCCAGCAGTGGGATCAACCCTGCGCAACATCACACCCATAGAAGGAGACGAGGAACATGGGAGCAGTGGGAAAATTCATACATACAGCAGGGGGGGCAACCCAGGGCGCAGCTATGGGCACATCCTACGACGCGGCCAAGAGGGTTGATTTTGCCCTTGGTACGGGTGCGCGGTTTGCTGGTCGTCTGTCTGCTATCTACTTTGATGGCACTATCGCCAGCAGTGCTACTAAGCTGACTATCAAAGTCTATAATGACACAGCAGGTACAGGGAATCTTATCGTACCAGAAACCGAATGCACACTGACGCTAGATATCAGCGGTGCCGGCGGTGGTGCTGTGGTTGAGCTTGAACTTGATTTGCTGCTGACGGGGAGCACTACCCTTTCGATGTTTGGGAAAACGGATACTGGTACCTTCCTGATCACCAGCGCCCAAATCGTTTGGGAGGAGTAATGACACGTGCAGCATATGCCCGTCCATTTGGCGGCGCTGATGGTGGTGGTGGTGGCGGTGGTGCCACAGATCCCGTATGGACTAGGTTTCTACTGAACAGCGGTAGCGTGAAAGCTGATCCCGGTGGTGGTGCAACTGTCACCGTTAATGGGGAGTCTGCTTCTGGTTGGACTGATATTAGCCGTCCCGCCAGTACTGCCAGAAAAGTTGCAGACCAGACGACTTGGTCGAGGGCTTTGACGAAAGCAGACGGTTCAGCGCTGACATGGTCAGACAGCTTTACCATTGAGACACATATTATTTTCAATCAGGCGACTGCTGCGGGGGATACGTTCGCGGGTCAAATGGTCCTTCCTATCGTGGCGAACGCAGCTGCCCCCAGCACTAACGCTCACTTCTGGTGGGGTGAGGGGATGTACAGCAGCAATGGTACCACGGTAAAGCTTGGGCGTGCGTTCTCCTCGGATTCAAGCACTAATCCGGCGTTCACTGCACAGCAGGTAAAATCCTCGGGCTGGACAAATCAGGGCCGTGTGCATGCGGTGTATACAAACAATGTGCAGAGAGGTGCTTTCTTGGGTGCTGCGACGTTTCGCAATTTTGATAACACAGCGTTTCAAGCTGGTACGATGTCTGATCAGCAGGGGTTCCTCAATGGCATGACCAGCTTCGCAGCGGGTGCGACTGACCAAGTCTACTTGATTCTTCACGTTCCAGGCTGGAACAGTAGCAACAGCTATGACATTGTAAACTGCCAGTTTAAACTGTTTTATCACGTCAATTATCTACCTCAAAACCCGGCACCATAATGGCAACCATAGACGATTTAAAAGAGCAGGGCAAAATCACTGCTATTCTTGAGGATGTAGATACAGGCACGGAACTGCGGGAAGAGGTACGATTTGTAATCACGCTGCCTATCAGCCTGCTTCTGACTATCGCGGGCGGGGATACCCGGTCCCGTGTGATGGTCCGCGATTGGATGGTGCCCGCAATGGAAGAGGCCCCGTAATGTTACCGCTGATTCTTCAGCGCATACAGGCTGCTGGCTATGCAATCTTTCAGAATGGGCCCTATGATTTGAATCTGTTTGGGATTCGTAGTGCTCATTTATTTCCCGGAAGTTTTGATGATCTTATGGGCTGCGCCTATCAGAATGTCGAGGGGAGCTGGGTGGTGGAGTATTGGCAAGCAACGACTGACCCGGGGCTCTATTGGCTTGAGCACCCACAGAACGTCAAGGGCTGCGCGATTCTTTGCCCGGGTCAATATCGTGGGGTGTACGCGATTGACAAACATGCGGGCGCTTATGATGCGCTCTGCCAACGCAATGGCCCTGTGACTGTCTGGCGTGATAATGACCGCGACAAGGTTTTAGATCATGACGTCGAGACAGATACCGGCATGTTCGGCATTAATCTCCACCATGCATCGTATACAGGAACGAGCTCCGTTGTAGGTAAGTGGTCGGCCGGCTGTCAGGTCATAGCAAATATTAAAGACTTTGAGCGTATGATGGAGCTGGCCAGGTTGCAGCAGCAGCATCATCCCGGCTGGAAGTCCTACACCTACACACTTTTAGAGGAACTATCAGCATGAAATTCAGCAGAGGGAAAGTAATTAAAGAGCTGGTTGGTCCGCTGATCGCTATTGTGTTTGAGACGTTGACACTGATTCGGGCCGCAAAGTTTGATGGTGAAGTCTCCGATGAGGAGATCGAGCGCATTGCCAGCGAAGCGGCCGGGTCTATTGCTGCGATGATTCTTGATCATGTCAACTGAGATTCAAGGGCTGCGCGATGAGATCCGTTCTCTCCGGTCAACGGAGATACAAACATTGGCGCAAGGTCAAACCGCAATCATGGTGCAACTGGGTAGGCTCGACGATCTACCCGGGCGCGTTGCCAAGCTCGAGGAGAATCAGACCTCTATGATGAGCAGCCTACAACAGACAGCTGGCCACCATAAAACTGTAGGCCGGTTGATAGAGCGGTGGGCGCCGTGGCTGTTGATGGTGCTGCTGGGTGGCAAGGTGGGGGCCGATATGGTTTTACCGCAAAGTGGTTTAGTGCAGGTTGTAGAGGTACCGGCTGAGCCTTAAACCAGATCGATAGTAATCTCGGTGCCGATCCTGGCTTCTAGTGTAGTCGCGTATTTTTGGGCGCTGGTGAAGACAACCAGGTTGTCGTCTTTGAGTATGCCGGCCGTCTGTAGAATGTCCATCGTCCCCTTCAGGAGGTTGTCAATGTCTGGCTTGCACGGGTACGGATACCGGTGCGTGCTTGGGTCTTTCAGTAGGTCATACATCGAGCGGTGTATTGCTGCGCTGGGTCTGTTTTTGGGGGCGGGTAGTTGATAGACCACATGTATATGACAAGGGGCCGCTACGTATTCATCTGGGTATTTTATGCGCAGCTGCGCAACAGCTTTGCGGTGGTACCCCTTCCACGGGTTTGTATAGTATACCCGTTTATTCTTGGTGACTCTTGGCCGGGGTAGCGCGACAGGGGGAAGGGATATAAAAAAACGCATGCAGCTGGTGTAACTGCATGCGCTCTGGATTCTGCCGTGTGGCCGGTCAATCTTCGTCCGGTTCTCCCAGTGGGTCTAATCCCATCGCCTCCATAGAGGCGATGATTGTAACTGTGGTTAGCAAGATAAAAATAAGTGTAGTCATCAGGGGTTCGCCACCTTGCGCAGCTGCTGCGGTTTGCAGAAGGCGATTGTGTAGATGTTTTCAATATTGAAATAACTGCGTATGAGCAGGTACCCCTCATCCGCATATTCCACGCACAAGCGCTGTGACGGACACGCGAGGTCTGGGTTCCATGTTCCTAGGACATGGAGAATGTCAGCCGGGGTCGGCTCTCCGGCGAATTCGGCAATAACCTCTATATCTTCAAGGTCTTCACTGATTACCACAAAGAGGTACCAGTAACGACGCGCCTTAATTGTTTCTTTAATTTCTTCGGTGTCCATGTCTTACTCCGTAGGTTTGCCCCCCGAAGGGGGCGGGTGTTTGGTTAGTAGCAGCCCTCTGCAAAGCGGTCTTCCCACCATGCCACATTCGGTCCGTCGTGCTCGGTCAACGCGTCAATGCATTCGATGTCGGAAATAAATCGGCTGGTGAAGTGTCGCAGCTCGACAACGTCGTAGCCGCTCTCTCGGCGAATACAGATGTGGGATTCGCCTTTGACGGCAATGGCATGTTTAATGCCATTGGCAGAACATGGGATTTGCAGTGCGATTTGAAGCGCGATGTCTGAGCGGGATGCTGGGTAAAAATTGTTTTCCATGTGCTTACTCCTTGTTGGTTATGTATTTATTATAACACCCTCTGTTACATATGCTGGACTTTCTACACAAATAATTCTGCTGGATTTTCTACACACTTAATGATAAAAAAATAATACCACTAGGAGGGTGAATATGAGCATAGGTCAAGAACTCCAACAAGCCCGCAAGCGTCAAGGGTGGTCACGTCGTCACCTTGCGCAGCTCCTGCGGGTGTCTCAGCTCACCGTGTTTCGTTGGGAGCATGAGGAGAGCGGCATTCCTTTTAAAAGGCTTCAGCAGTTGGTTGAGGCCCTGCCAGGCGCGCGCCTCAACTGGACGTGTGGGGAGTGTGGAGCATCTCACTGCGCGGGCGGTGAGGAGTGAAGCACCACGAGAGAACGGCCCTACTTCTACAGCTGCGCTGCCAGCCCACAGAAAAGCTGGTGCTGCTGGCGCTTGCGCACAGATGGAACCCCGCGCGGCCTGTCCGCATCAGGCGGGTTCGCTTGGCCGATGACACGGGGTTGAGTGTCCGGACACTCACGCGCATACTGAAGCAGCTTCAAGCGCAGGAGTTGCTGACCTTAAAGAGGACAGGCCGGAGCACTATATTTCATATGAGATGGGACACGGTGTCACTTCTGATAGGACAGCCTGTCCCTTCTGATGTGTCACCATGTCCCATCAGAAGTGACACCATGGCACATCAGAAGGGACACAGTGTCCCATCTACAGAACGGAATACTATAACGAATAAAGTAACGGGGGGGAGTAACGGGGACGTTGTCCGCCCTCCCCTCTCTTTTAAAAAATGGTCTGTGCATTAGACCGAAGACCGATGGAGTGAGCAAATGAAACGCGTACGAAATGGATACAACGCTGCCCGCATGATTGCCGACTGCTGGGGTCTACATCCCAACTGGGCACGGGATAGACAGGATAGGTGGGACGTGCCCCTACAACACTTTGAATGGACGGAGATACAATCAGCTATCTATGAGCAGCTCGAGGTTTCCCCTGTCAAACCGCCTACGCTGGGTACGGTAATCCAAAGCCTGAATGCTGTACGGAGAATTCTCGCCGGTGAGAAGCAGCTTGGAATACAGGGCTGCGCTCGCTGTGATGAAACCGGCAAGCTGACGATGGTTCAGCATGTGCTGCACTATGAAACCAATACCGTCCTTCGGGTCAGCCATGCGGTGGTGGCCTGCGATTGTCCGCGTGGACAATTCCTCAACGTACAGGGGAAATTGCAGGAGTGGCGTGCGGCTGCTGAGCAGTACAGCAAACCGCGCGATGTACGTTTATACATCACTGGTACATCCTACCGAATGATGAGAGACGACACCGTCGAAACGTCACCGTGGTTCACTTGTCCCAGCCCGGAAGAGTTGGCTGGGCACTACGATATTGATCGTAGTCAATGGCAGCGCGGAGGGTCTGTGCAAGCTGCTGCACACATAGAGATGTGCAGACGCTCTACACCAGAGGAGACAGATACCTCAAAGCGGATCGCCTTGGTAGATGAGCGGGGCTATTGATGTGTGAGTTTGGACACGTACCAGGCTCCTGCCCTCTGGGTTTGTTGCTTTGTTGCTGCAAAGAGAAGAGAGAAGAGACAGAAAAAAATAGGGGGTGGTTACCTCCACCGATAGAGAGCAGCACAGTTTTCCCCACATCCGTTTTGATTTTTGGGATAAAAGAAAAGACATGGCTAAACGTGGACGACCGCCCAAAGCACGAACCAAGATACAACGCGCGATTGACAATAAAGATCGTAAAGAGCTGATCTGGGGTATCTTTCAGGCTGCACTTCCAACCCTTGAGAAAGGCGAGATTCAGCCGTGGGTACCTCAGCTATTGCATGTTCTTGGTAAACTTGAGGATGCACCAAAGCAGGAAGAAACCCCCCCCACCGTTCACGTTCTTGATCGGTGGTTAGCTTGACTTGGTGGCGGGATATCCCTTTACATCGATTTATTCCGGCGCTGACTATCCGCAGCAGGGCCGGTGCATTGACGCGCCTCACTCCCAACGATGAGCAGGTAGAGATTCTTCAGGCGTTAGAGTCTGGTGACGACACCTTGATACTGAAGCCGCGCCAGATAGGAAGCACCACTATCATCAGCGCCTTCCTTTTCTGGCGGTGGTACACGTCTGACGATCCCACTACTGTTGCTATTCTGAGTCATAAGCAGCGCAGCAGCGTCCACATTCTCGACATCTGGCGCCGCTGTTATTCTGCTTTACCTCCGGAGTTGCGGCGTCCTCTCTCCGTCACAAACACAACACGCATGCAACTGGCTGACACAGGTGCTGAGGTTATTGCTGCGGGTGCTGGTGACCAGGGAGGCATCCGCTCCTTTAGTGCGCATGTCATTCACCTGTCGGAGTTCGCATTCTCTCCGAATGCTCCGGAGCTGCTGGCCGCGTCGGTGGGTGCGCTGGCGCCTGGTGGCCAGTTGATAGCAGAGTCAACCGCAAACCATTGGGGTGACCAGCTCCACACAGAGATACAGAAAACAGAGCGGGGGGAAGGGCGATGGAGACTCCTTTTCTTCCCGTGGTTTGCGCATCAGCACTACAGAGAAGATTCGCCTGAAGATGTGGACTGGACGCTTGAAGAGCAGGAGCTTTCTACTCTGCATGAGCTCAGTGATGCGCAGCTGTGGTGGAGAAGGGGACAGGTGGGGCGCATTGGGTTGGACAAGTTTCGGCGTGAATACCCTGCGACTATCACCGATGCGTACAGCCAGCGGGCTGGGGCTTGGCTGTCTGATACTGATCTGCGATATCTGCAGGTGGTTCAGGCTGCGCCTACCGGGTTCACCTATTTCGGGGAGTACCATCCTGATCACCGCTATGCCATTGGGGTCGATGTCGGGTCTGGTGTTGGGCAGGATTACACGGTGGCCGTGTGTCTGGATAAGATGAGTTATCAGCCGGTTGCAATCTGGCGCAGCAATCGCTCTTCTTTGCGTGAAGCTTCGTCTGCTGTCATGGAGATGGCGGGGCGATTTGATGCAATGGTCTTGGTAGAGAGCAACAACCATGGGCATGCAATGCTGTTGAGTTTGCGTCGTGATGGGTGGACGCGGTTTTGGTCTGACAGCAACGGCAAGGACTGGACAACGACAGCAAAGAGCAAGGCGATAATGTGGGCCGGGTTAAAGAATGCGCTGCAAGATGGTAGCCTCTACCAGCTGGATCAAGTCACCTCTCAGGAACTGCGTCAGCTCATCGTTGATGAACAGGGGCGCGTCGTTGTACCGGCAACCTTGACCGGTCACTGTGATAGTGCGACCGCTTTAGCCCTTGCGTTTCAGTGCTTGCAGTTGGTACGGTTGCCACGTGAAAGTTTTCTACCTGATTGGGTAAAGGCGCGTCGGGTAGATAAGACGCATCGGCAAGGGGCGTTACATTCCCTGCGGAGGTATTAGATGGCAAGAACGCAAGCCGATAGCATCAATCTTATCCGGTCGGTGCTTTCAGATCATGACACCTATTGGGATCAACTGCGGCCGGATATGAACCGATATCGCCGCGTCTATTTGACTCGGTTTTGGGAAGGGCTGCACACTGATGATACCCAGCTTCGGGTAGAAACCAGTGACGCATACGCTTACATAGAGTCGTTCATCGCTTCACTGTTTACCCGTGCGCCTGCTGTTGAGGTGTCGCCTGATGGAGACACACCCGGTGATCCTGTGCTGGTTCGTGAGGTGGTCAACCGTTGGTTGTACCACCAGCGGCAAGCCCTTGAGAACGGGTCAAGGCTTGCCCTTCTCTACCCCATGGCCTTCTTCAAGCTGGCGCCTGCTGAGTCTACTGATGTATTCGAGCGGGTACGGGTGCGTGCACTTGAACCGTGGAACGTCATCGTCGACCGTGATGCGGATTTGTGGGATGAACAGCGGTATGTTGGGCACCGTTATTATCTGCCCATTCATGAAGCCCGTCAGCAGTTCGGGAATAAGAAGTATAGACCTGTTCAGAAGCGGCCTTACTTTGATGTTGATGTAGCAAAGCAGGACCATCGCACCAGCTACCCGCCGGGTGGTGGTGATCTTCCCGATGAGTATCTTTATTTAGAGGTGGTAGAACTGTACGATCTTCAGTATGACCGGCTCTATATTTGGTCACCGAACTGGGCGAATGGTGAGAAGCTTCTCTTAGATGAGCGCATCCCTGTCAGGGATTACGATGACGAACCCATTCCGGCTATCTGTCCCCTGTACTACAGCAGGCAACCTGATAGACCGATGGACGGCTACAGTTCTCTTGCTCGGGTATATGACCAGCTTTTAGAGAAGAACGTCATAAGAACATTTCAAGCGAATGCTATACGGCGCGATAGTCGGCAGTTCCTGTATCGTGAAGGGGCTGTTGATGAGGAAAGCCTTGCAAAGATTACAGCTGGTGTTGATGGGGCGATGATCCCTGTTGATGCTGAAAGTCTGGACGGGGTTATCAGGGAGGTCCCGGTTGGTACGATGTCCAGCAACTTCGACCGCTATCTTTCATATGTAGAGAGCGACCTTCAACGTGGTAGCGTCTTATCGCCCAACAACTTTGGAGAGGCGACAAGGGCAACGGCTACAGAGATCACGGCCCTTGCGCAGTACAGCGCCAGTCAAATCGGGCGCCTTGCTCGTGACCGTGATGAGATGATTGAGCGGCTTGGAAAGATATACGTGCGCATGCTGCTGCTGCAAGTTGAAGAGGGTGAGCGGGCAGTAGTTACTGTCGATGATATGCCGCGCATTGTCAGCCCTATTCATCTCGAGGGGCGCTTTCGTATGGCTGCACTGGATCAAGCATCCACCCCAATCAGTGACAGCTTGAAGCGGCAACAGCTGCTTCAGTTGATCCCGGTGCTTTCTGGTCTTGGTGTAGATCCTCGGCGCATCCGTGACGAAGTGGTACGCATGTTTAATTTGCCGCCTACATTTTTAGAGGAACCACAAGCTGAACCGGGTGCTGGGCTGCGGACGCCGGCAGAGGTAGAGCAGGCGCCTGAAGGCCCGGGCGGGGCGCAGGAGCTGGCGGCTGCGCTCCTCGAGCGTGGTGGATCCTGATGATGATTGAGGTAATCTATTGCTTCTTGCTGTGCGGCTGCATCTCGCTGCTGGCGTTGTGGGTATCCGAGAAACATTAGGGAGAAGGGCATGGCAATCAAGCGCGGCGGTGAAACTTTCGCTGGGTACAACAAGCCCAAGCGGACACCGAAACACAAAACCAAGTCGCATGCAGTTGTTGCAAAAGATGGCGACAAAACAAAGCTGATACGTTTTGGGGCGCAGGGAGTGAAGGGGAGTCCTGCGCGCAAGGGTGAATCAGCAGCAGCACGGGCGCGGCGCAAGTCGTTCAAAGCACGGCATGCAAAGAACATCAAGCGCGGAAAGATGAGCGCAGCTTATTGGGCGGATAAAGTGAAATGGTAAACGCTCAATGGATTTACAGCGGTGCCGGTTGCCCGTCTCGTGGGTGCCAAGGTCGGGTTGATATCAATCCCATCAGTGTGCGGTGTGCTGTGGTAGACGCTCCGATTGAAGCTGATGGTAATTTTATAGTGGGCGCTTGGGTCTGCAATGGATCTACAAGACATCACGGTTGGATAGCAGCAGATGAAATCAAGGGCTGGGCACCGTCGCCGAATCATGAGAATACAACGTCGCCGCTATCTACAACAGAGACGCAGTTTGATTTTCCGTGGGAGTGGTGCGATGCCGTTGGTTGATTATGAATGTACAGAGTGTCCGCATGTTATTGAGGATGTGGTTTATCTCCAGCGTGAAGAGCAGGCGGCACACTTGGAATGTCCGGTTTGTGATGGCGTAGCCGTTAAAAAGTTTCCGTTGATTGCTCGCACGTCGCATAGTTGGGGAGATACAAACAGCTACTATGATAGAGGGCTTGGGGCTGTGGTAGAGAATCGACAGCACAGAGATCGGTTGTGTAAACAAAAGGGCTTAGTCCCCTTAGATGATATGCCTTCTCACCACTGGGAAGATGCAACGGCTGCTAAGGTCAAGCGGGTAGAGAAGCGCCAGGAACTCACTGACCGATACACGGCCGCGCTTAAGAAGCACAATGGCGATAAGATAAAAGCAATACCTGAAGCACTGCCGGCACGTGAATGCTTAAGCGGTGCCATCAATGATATCTGGGAGGATTGACATGGCGATTGAAGTGGAGATTGAGGCGGGCCCGGCTGATATGGGTGAGCTCGTAGAGATGGGGCAACAGGCTGATGCGGTGTTCTTCGAGACTGTTGCACCAGCTGGACCTTTTACCAGCAAAGCGGTCAACCCATTGGTCAAGGCATTGAATGCTGTTCTGCCGTTGTTTGGCCTTGATGGTGATGTAGAACCAACGACCGAACGCGAGCTACAAGAGCTTGACACTGCGTTGGTGCAACATCTGCATATGATTGCGCAAGCTGTTGCTGATGCTGTGGAGGCTGATGTTCTCGAGGAAGAGATGTTACTTGATTTGGAAGCAACAGGCGATGAGGGGCTGCGCTCTTTGGCCGGTCGTTTGCTCGAGCTGGCGCGCAGCAAAGATTTCAAGCGCTTCTTGAAAGAGGCATCGGAAGAAGAAGAAGAACCAGCAACCGAAGAAGCGCCAGTTGAAGAAGCTGTTGAAGTAGATGCTGATGCTCTTTTTTTAGACCGTATGTGATTAACCGGCGTCTGGCATAACCTTAAACTTTACCATACCACTTGCATGCCAGGCGCCACCTATCGAGGTGACACCATGGATATAGACGGGACTGCTGAAAGCACTACCCCTGAATCAAACCCTGAACCGGATACCGTAACAGAGGAATCTGTTACCGTAACAGAAACAGAGGATACCGTAACAGAGTCGCCGGAAGAGTCCGCCGATCCCTTGGATTCTGTTGAGCTGGATCTTGAGAAGCTGATATCAGCGGCGTTCGATGAAGACCCAATCATGAGCGGTGAGCATACAGGGCTTCCACCTTATCAGGATATTCTTAAGCATTTGCCGGAGAACGGGCGCAAGCTGATCCAAAACCTGCGCAGTTCGTATACCAAAAAAACACAAGACCTTGCTGACATGCGGCGCCAGTTAGAAGCTGAGCGCAACAGCCTACAACAGCAGCGGCGTCTGCTGGCGGAAGGACCAGGTGCCAAACAACTGGCCGCAATTGCCAACGCTGAACCAGCGCAGTTTGATCCGTGGTCAGCTGATAGTATGGAAGCGAAGATCAAAGCAGAGGCTGCAAAGATGGTGCAGTCTTTGATTCAGCCAATGCAGGAAGACCTGCGGCTGGCAACTAGAAAGCAAGAGCTTTCAGCATTCAAAGATCAGCATCCCGATTTAATGGATGGAGATATGAAGGCGGGGGTGGTCAAGCTCTTGCAATCACGTCCCGAGTTGAAGCTTGAAGATGCATACTATCTTGTGCGTGGTCGTCTACAAGAAGCACGGCTAGCGCAGCTTGAGAAGACGAAGACTGAGCAGCGGCACGCCAGCCGGAGCACACTTCGTAAGACCAGCACAGGGCGCAACGTCGGTGCAACAAAGGCGCCGAAGTTCGACAATGCATGGGATGCTTACCAGTATCACAAGACAAACAAATAGAGGGCGGCCCACAAAGGCAGCGGAATCCGCTTACTCCTCCGCTGCCTTTGTGGTCCGTCTCTTCTTTCTTGCTTCTTTGATTCTATGCCGGTAGTATTCTGATCAACGCTTTACCCGTCAGGATACAAAGCCACCCCGCTGACTCCATCAGGAACACCAGCAAAGACAACATAAAATCTTTCAGGTGATTCAATGGCTATCAGCAATGATCTATTGAGCTCGACCCTTTACAGTATCCGTGATGGAGAAGTAGACGAGCTCTTCAAAAAAGTTCCGTTCCTCTCTCATGCGCGCCAGTATGGCGGTATGGAGTTTGAGGACGGTGGTATCAAAATCCAGCGGCCCCTTAGTGTGGTGGAGCACAGCTCTATTACCCAGCTGCCTACCGGTTATGAGCCTGTCTCTCTGGCAGTCTCTGACGTCCTTAAGCCTGCTATCTACAACTGGTCTGACTTCGTGGCGCCTGTCGTTATTACGAAGAAGGAAGAGATGGAGAACCAGGGGGAGAAGGCAATCGTGAAAATCCTAGAGGCTCGCATGAAGAGCGTCATGGGTCTTCTTCGTCGTGAGATCAACAAGCAGATTCTGGCGGGTACGTCCACGGTGTTGACTACGCTCAACACTCTCAACGGGCACACCATCACAACCGGCTTCATTGAGAACGGTGCTCCTGCTCCGGCTTCACAGACCAACACGGTCGGTGGTCTTGCCAAGAACACGCTCAACGTGCGCGGTTGGTACAACCAGTATCAGACGGCTGGTGGCGCTTTTAATACCAATGGTTTGGTCCGCATGAACCAGATCTACATTGCAACGAACAGCATCGCGCCTATGGGTGAGGTCAACTGTATCATTGCCTCTGAGGCAGCAATGGCAAACTACAAGCGCGCACTGTTTGCTAACGAGCGCTACATCGATGAGAAGACGCTTGACGGTGGCCGTATGTCTCTGGCCTTTGCTGGTGCTGTGGTCGAGCAAGACCTTGACATGCCGATCAACGGTGGTGTCGGTGTTGATGAGTTCAGTATGTACTTTATTAATTTCGATGGTGTAAAAATCGTAATGCACCGAGATGGCGACTACGCTGTTTCTCCATTCGAGCATATCAGCGGCACAACTGCACGCGCTGCTCAAGTCTATTGGAAGGGCCAGCTTATTGCTGACCATCTTGGTAGTCAGGGCGTTCTTGTTAATGGCGACACTTGGTAGGGGGATATCATGGCTACTAGTACACTTATTCAATATCTTGAGGGCACTGATGCTGCGGGCGTGTCATTAGGCACAACCCCAAGCAACCGGCGCCAGACTGAAACCTTCATCGCTGCGGAAGCAATCGCGGGCCGAGATGCTGTCAGCTTGGCATTGAACAAGCCGGCCGATGGTGACATTTCTTTGTATGTGCAAAAGGCTACATCGAATGTAACTTCAGACACTTGCTTTGTTGGGGTCGCGCTGACTGGTGCAGCTGCTGGTGAAAAAATTCAGGTGTGCATTGCTGGCGTTTGTGAAGCAAATACTTCTGCATCGGCACAAGGCAAGTCATTGGCAATCAGTACAACCGCAGGGCGGCTTGTTGATTATGCAAACTCAGATGTGCTCCCTATTGCGGCTGTCGCTACTCAAGCACACAGCGGCAACGTTGCAACCGTCGTTGTTTTGAAACAGTTCTGATGTGGTTCGTGTGTCGTCGTCGGTAGTGCTCGACCGGCGGCGGCACCTTCTTTTTTTGTGGTGGTGGTATGCGTCTGACCGATCTAAGAACCGAAGTAAAGAACATTACTGATTATGCGCCAGAACTGGCCGCGTATAAGGATCAAGTAGATCGCCTGATAAATGCCGCTTATTATGCAATCTGGAGAATGCGACGGTGGACCTTTGCGCAAGAACGCAGTGAGCTGCCTTTGTATCCAGATATCAACAGTGCCCGCACTGGGGTGACTGTAAACACGGATGACGGCCGCCGACTGGTCACCTTCTCCGGGCCGGTTGAGTTCTTCGTATCCAATAGGGACAACGTAGAGGGCAACGTCATACAGTTGAAGGGTAGAGAGTATACAATCCTGAAGGTCGAGAGCAATACCCAGCTGGTCTTGGTCGAGCCTGTTCGTCATGCCAAAGATGCCAGCGGGTCAAGTCCTGCCAGCATCGCAGGTCAGACAGATTGGATCGTTAAGTTTAGATTCTATCGTCTTCCTGAAGATTGTATTGAGCTGCTCTACCTTGGACATCGGGACGTTCCCGCGACCAGTGGCGGGCCTCCTGCATATGGCAAGGCACCTGGCCTAAGTGCGCGGCGTGAAGAAACCCTGAACCTCCGAGAGGACTACACAAACAGCTATGCTGAATGCTACATTCCAACACCGCCCATTAATGTCCCTCCTGCTGACAAGCTGGGTGTGACGTGGCAAGTCGGTGGGAGTGCTTCGGCTGGTACCTTTGCCCGTAATAAATATTATGAATTCTGCTGGGCTGTGCAGGCTCCTGACGGGTCCGTTGGTCCGCTGTCGTTGCCGACTATTTCACGGGTGCCGGGTGATGGTGATGTCGATTTTTATAAGGGTGTGTTTGCGTTCTTGACGCATGATGACCAACCCTTTGCTGCTCGTGCTCCGGCGTATGCTTCTCGTGGTTTTCCCGAGCCGTTGGAAGGGATGCGTAAGAAACTGTACTACAATGCAAACTTCAACAATACGACAGGGCAGCGCGTAGGCTTGCCGTTGTGGCGTGTGATCACCTTTGGGCATGACGGGACTGGGGCCAATTTAGATTATATAAACAATCCCATTATTGCTGATGATACAGCGGCTACTGTAGATGTGAAGTGGGTCAATGGTTTGTATCCAGGTAATCCGCGATATATAGAATACGACGGGCAATATCTAAGGGTGCGACCTTATCCACGGGTAGACGCGTTTGATTATGAGTACACCTATACAGCAACGCTGAACACAGCAGCAGACAGGCCGGCTGATTATTTCCGTAGGATGGAGATGCGATATTATCGCAAGCCGAACCCATTGCTTACAGATACTGACGGCCCTGATATGCCTTGGGAATTTCATCACTTGATTGTGTATCAAGCGCTCTTTGATGTTTATACGAAGGCCGGCAACTTGCAGCTGGCGCAAGTGTACCGGCAGAAAATTGATAAAGAGGTCAAGGTTCTTGAACGTCGGTATCTCGACCGTATCGATGTAGGTTTCCAGCGTGGTCAGTTCGGGCGCCAGATGGATGGGTGGATGTTTGATCCGACAAGCTTGCGGCGGTTGAACTAATGAAGACGGTCAGCATTCCGGAGCGGATAGCCGGCGGGGTTGATGAGCGGTGGCGGGCTGAAACCAATGCAGCCAGTGAGATCGTTAACCTTCGCATTGATGACCAAGGGTTGGGCTGGGTTGATGATAGAGGCTGGGAACCGGTAGCCCCTCCCGCTGCTCTTGATAGATATACGGGTTCAGATATTCAGCCCATTTACAGCGCCTTCGTTTGGACCTTGAACCAAGGTGCTGAGGTTTATTATCTACAGGAAAACGGTGGCGCGTTGTCTTGGGTGCACTGCAATGCCAACACTGTGTTGGGCGCTGGTGCTCGTTCCCCGTTGTACAATGAGCTTGATAGTGGGCGGGCTATTCCCAAGTCAGATGACCCAGGGACGCAGTACATTCCGCACGGTCGTACGCTCGTCATTCTCAACGGGATTGACGCACCCATGAAATTCTTTGGGGGTCGTCGGGTAGAACTGTTCGGGTGGCATTCGTCACCCAATGCCCCCTATGTCTATAGTCCTGACCCTGACTATTTTGAGACAACGGGGGCTGGTGCTCTTCGCAATACTCAAGGCACCGTTGCTGTACGTCACTTGTCTCCGCGTGGTTTGGGTAAAGCTGACGCAACTGTGAACGTCCAGAAGAACCACTATAAATACAAAGTAAGTTGGATCTCTTCTACTGGTAGCGAATCGCCTTTATCGAGTGCAACCCCAGCATTGTGGGAGTTTGATCACACAGATGAGCAGGGACGTTATGGGGTAATGCTGAGAGATATCCCAGTTGGTCCGGCTGGTACCGTAGCCCGTCGCATATATAGGACGATGAACCTGATTGATACTGATACGGTGAATCAATCAGCGTACTACTATTTGGGACAGATAGGAGACAACAGCTCTACAGATTACTGGGACTTGATACCTGATAGTCTGCTGTCTACTCCGGCACCTAGCTTGACTGACAGCGTCACCATTTCTCCTTCTTTGAAATATGGCGCCAGTTGGAATGGGCGCATGTGGCTTGCTGGTGGCAATGCTCAAAGCACGCGGTTGATCTACAGTGTGGCCGGTGCTCCTGAGCAGTTCAGAGCGTTTGATTTCTTTGATGTTGGTGTTCGTCAAGGTGGTAGCATTACTGGCCTGTTTGCGTATTTTGATACGTTGCTGGTCTTTAGAGAGCGTGCGATTGATATCGTGTTGAGTAATGACGAGGGTACCGGGTTTACGATGACGACCCTTGATCCTGAGGTGGGAACGACGGCCATCAACACAGTGTCACTGGTGCCCGGCTTGGGCGTTGTCTTCCTCAGCTATGATGGTGTTTATTTGATTAGCGGTGCAACGGGTGGCGTGGTCGGGTCTTTATCTGCGCAGAAAATCAGCCAGCCTGTACAGCGTGAAATGAACCGGGTGAGCGTTTCAAGTCTGGCCCGTGCGTCAGCTGCGTACAGTCATAAGGAACAAGAGTGGTGGTGCCACTATCCTGTGGACGGTAATACTCGGAATACTCGCGGCGTGGTGTATCACGTGCTTCAAGGCGTTTGGTCAATGCGACACAGCACTAACACCAGCGATATCGGTGCGCATGAATGGAACGCGATTACAACGAACCCAGCTGGCTGGTTTATTTTGGCACCACAAACGCAAGTCGTGGGTAGTCTGGTGATTGGTCAAACCTTCGTCGGGTATAATCTGGGGCTTCAGGTTTGGAGTGCGCATCGTAATGCTGGGTTGAAAATCAACTGTCTTGTTGCTGACAATGGTATCTACACAAAATCATCTGTTGTCACGGGTCCGGCTCTTGAGGGTATTTGGGCAAGTACGTGGGACGACTTTGGGGACGACAGCACACACAAGCGCGTTCTTTCTGTGTATGTCGATGTCGTTACCTTTGGGCACAATACAATCAATCTGGACTATGCGACTGACTACGGTACTGACTACACAGCGGCCGGGGCTGTCGCTCCTGCTGTCGTTGATATTTATGGTGGTAGTAGTGAGGATGTTGTGTATGGTACATCTTCAAACCCATATGATTCAGTTGCAATCATCGCTTCCAGCAAGTGGACACATGGCCGGGTTACTCGTATCCGGTGGGATGTAAGGACCGGGTTGATAACGTGGTTCCGGTGGAGACTGCGCAGCACTAGCAAGTTTCATGTTCTCATGTATCGTACCGAGTACGTACCCGGTGATCGTAGAATCCTGAATGTGAGAGCGCAATAATGTCCAAGGTTTACACGCAACAACTTCCGGTAAGTCGTGACTTCGTTAAGGCTGAGGACTACAACGAAGAAGCGCGCAACCTTTTGGCTGAGTTCAATGGCCAGCTTGATGCGCAGCAGATGCCGCTCAGCAGCTTTGATGCAACGCGCTTTAGTCAAGGTGCTGACATTGATGCCAGCATAACGAACGGGACTGGTCAAGTGTTGCCGAGCTCCCTCTATGCTCGCACCACAACAGCAATCACAGCAATGGGGCAGTCAGTTGGAGCCACCAATAACATTCTTGGTCCCCCTTCTAAGGTGTATGAGACGGGTGCCAGTGAGTGGCAACCAGGTTGGAATGCTCTAAGCTTGTATATGGCCAGCGGCGTTAAGCTCTCGATCCCTGCGCAAGAGGGTACCCTTAAAGGGACGGCCATTACTGATGTTGCTTTCTATTTAGGTGACAAGGCGAACATGGTTGGGAGTGGTGTTGTAGGTAACAGCTGGCGTGTTGAGATTGGTGTATTCGTTGACAATGTCTTGGTTGCTCGCACTGGATATCAACCCCCAAAACGTCACTCGTATTGTCTACCGTTTGCCATCCCTGTACCGACACGACCGATCACGATTGATATCCGCTGGCGGGGTTTGTATGATGGGCTTGGTCCTAATGCTGCTTATTACTATGTGAGTGATACAAACGTCAGTATCTACAACTCAACGTTGTGGGTTCGCAATCAGTACAGGTGAGCAATGGCGCAGTTTAAATTTGAACACATCGAACCCGGCGCGACTATTACGGCCGGTGATTTGAATAGTGTATTTGCTGGGCTGAAATCCAACACCGATGGAACAACCAGCCGTATTGATGCAGAGAATACGCGGTCTGCTGTGATCACCCGTCAGCATTTGGCGGCTGGTTCAGTGCACCAAGACTTCACTGTTGCTGATACTGGCGCCAGTGTCACGCATACCAGCGGCACTGGTGGAGCTGCTACAACGTGGCAAGATATCCTAACGGTGACTCTTAGCAACAACCCGGCCTTGGCTAGTGGCGATGTGCTTCGGTGGCATTTCTTCTGTTTGATTCGTGGCGTGGTAGAGACTGGCGCAGCTGGTACACCGAAGGCGCAGCAGCTGTATTACTTACGTGTACAGGCAACCATCAACGATGGGGGTGGTGATACTACACTTGAGATTACCCCTCCATATGGGTACAGCTTAGCGAACCGCAGCAGCAACGAAGCGAACACGGGCGGCGCTAATGGGTGGCGTGTCGCTAACTTTTGCCGCAATGCTCTTGCTGGGATTTGGATAAATCGACAAGCCGGCCGGCTGTTTAAGGCGATACGGTTGCAGTTGTTGATGAATGTCAACGATGATGCTGGAACAGCGAACACCGTAACGACGGGACAAACAACCGGCTTTGCAGTAGTGGAGCGTCTATGAGCTACAACCCTTCTCATACATTTTCAACGGGTGCATTGAACGCGGCGCAGCTGACTACGAACCAGCAAGAGGCTCGTGATTATCTGAATGGGAACATTCTACAGGGCGACTTATCAACCGCAACATTCTCCACTGTGGATATGCAACCGGGTTGGCCTGTCCTTATCAATGATGACTACAGATATATCACGGGGGGAATCTCTATTATCCGTGAAGTCAGTGAGGATGCCACTGCTAGAAAGTATGTATCCGGTACAATCAAACAGCAGGACATGACACAGCAGGTAGTGTACATCGATATACCCGGGGCCGGTCGTCGCATCTTTTTAGAAGATACGTCTGAAGTCGTTATTGAGTTGATGGGGCGGGCGATTGGTTTATATGATGGGGATCGTGGCTATTACAATCGCATTACTCCGAATCCGTCGAAAGTGGATTCACGCTTTTACATCGCCATTGATGGAGTAGTGAAGCTAAAAAGTGTTTGCTACATATTCGCTGAGGGACCTGGCGCAGCCGCGTCGACTCAGTCCGCTTTGTACAACAGCGGCAACGAAGGAAGCGGGGAGATTATAAGGAAGCCCCTATATATATATTGGGCTGAAATGAATCTTTCAGCGGGGTGGCATACAATACAGTTGGTATGTGATCCGAGATATCCCAGCTGTTTTGTAGATGCTCTAAGCATGCAGATTGAAGTTTTCTCAAGGGGTGGCCGGACTACATGGGCCGGCTCTTCTTTCTTGACTACGGGGTGAATCATGGCGATAGGAACAACGGCCGCACTGCTATCAATGGCACCGTCCGCGATTAGTGCAGCGGGGCGAATGCTGCCTACTGAAATGGATCGAGCAAGCAAGAAGAGACTGGCTGAGTTGAATCGCTTGGCTGAGGCTGATGCGCTTGGGCTGACTGAAACCGAACAAAAGATGATATTGTCACAAGCTCGCACGGCTCGAGAAGGGGCGCGACGACAGCAAGAAGCCACACGGAAACAGCAGCTTGCTGGCTTTGGTGCTGGTAGTGGGGAGGCTTTAAGCGCAGCACTTATGCAAGAAGAAGGGCGGGCGCTGGAAGAACAGATCTTAATGCAAGACCTTGCGGAAAAGGACTTGCAAAAGAGAGCGGAGCAAGAGCAAGAGCTTGCTGATCTGGCGGCGCTGCGTAGTCAACGCCAGCTTGAAAGACGCGCGGCACTGGCTGACGTTGCGCAAGCTGGCGCTGATACCATTCTTGATGGGCTGGCATTTCGTGAAACGGTTGGCGCTGGGAGTATCGGTGAGGGAATCATTGGGGCAAGGCGTGCGCAGCTCTCACAACAGTTCAACATCGATGAAAACGAAGCGGCGGAAGTTGAGAAATACCTGCAAGAACATCCAGAGTTTTTATCGGAATACATACAAGGCGGGGGTTAGTCGTGGCGAAATGGTCAGTATACAATCTCACTTATCCAGGCGATGCGACTCAAGGCTCTAGGGCTGCGGGCTATGTGGGCCGCTATCAACAGCAACGGTGGGAGAACTGGGCGCTTGCTCTGAAGGATGCGGAGCGGCGGCTTGATATTCGTGCAGATGATTATGAACTGCGGCAGGAGCTTTATCAAGACCAGCGTGAGATGCTGCTTGATGAGATCGGCCGCATTGCTGATGCACGTCAAGACTATATTGATGGGGTGTCAACAGCACAGCAAGCCGTTGACCGTCGAAACGTAGCGGCCCGAAATTCCAACACACGCTTCAATACTGGAGTCGAGAACCGGCAGAGGGCTGCGGATGCAAGTGCGGCGGCGTCCGGTACCGGCGGCGGTGGTGGTGCTTCCGGTCCTGAGCTCGTCAGTGCTGGGACTGACATTGATGCAATAGCTGCAAGGGCCGCGTTGAGAGCGCGTCAAGACCTAAGCGACGCAGGTGATATAGGTGCGAATGATATTGTAGATGCAATGGCTCAAGGGTATCAGTCTATAAATGATACCTCATTAACGTCCGTGGAGATGCCTAACGCTTCACAGATGGCAAGTGCCCGGCTTGGGCTTGTTGATAATCTGATTGGAGTCTATGCACAGTCAAGCGGCCAAAGTCTGGAAGATGCATCCTTCGCAGTGAAAAACAATCTATTACAGCGCGCAATGAATCCGGATGACAATCCAGAGATTGCAGCATTTCAAGCACGCTTCGAAAATGATAGGGCCCTACTGACTCCACAAGAAGACAGCGGCAGTGCAACCCCAGAAGAAGCCCCACAATTCCAGCGGGCTGGTGTTCTGTTAGAGCAACGCCCTACTGTTGATGATGAACGTGTGGCCGCGTACGATGCAAGAAAAGCAGAGCTGCAGGCTGCACTCGATTTGCTCGAGGTTCCTACAACTCCCGAGCTTGAAGCGGGGTCATTGATTGAAGAAGCTCGCGCGGCTTACCGTGGCGCTTTCCCGGTGCCAAGTCGCCGGCGCCCGGCTTCAGGTCTTGAGCGCATGGCGGCCGCAGCACGGGCGCGCGGGGTTCCTGTAGACCAGGCTAGGGCTGATGCATTGGCGGCCGTGCGTGCGCGTATGGCTGCACCTGCACAACCTGAGAAGCAGCAACCTACGCCTGTGGGTGCAGGTGCTGCACCTGCACAACCTGAGAAGCAGCAGCGCCCACGCACGCCTAAAGAAGAGGACCAATATCAACGCTTGCGTTTGGGTATGCGTGGTGTTGAGTTGGCGAGGGACCAGCAGGCAATGCAAAGTCTGGATGAGAATGAAGACTTAGCTATTGTGCGCCAGCTGTATGACGCTGCCGATAATAAAAAAGTCAGCATTATACAGATGCAAAACGAAGTTAAAAATTCTTTTGAACCTGGTGCTGAAGATATGGCGCTGCAATACCTGTCTGCACTGCATGCGAAAGATAAGCAAGATACGCTATTATCAGCTCCTGACTAGGTGACTCATGCCCAACCCAAGACCGAATGACCTCCCGGAATCAGAATACGAACGGTTGAAGCGGCTGTTCAGTGATGATGAATTGACGCGGCTGTCTGTCGAGCAAGTCGAGCAGTTAACGGGAGTGGGTAATGGTCCGGCTGCGGTTCCTGTTGCAGCGGTTGAAGCCGTTCAGAGATCCCCACAGATTAGAAACCGGGGCCGCAATATTGCTGTTGATCCTGCGTTGGCAAACTTCCAGAGTTCAGCCGCGCGGGCTGGTGGTGTTTATGATCCTGATGCGGCGCAGCTTGCTGGGGAAAGGGCTGCGGTGTTCGAACGCATGCCGTTTACTACTGGCGGGGAACAAACAGCTGGCACTGCTGTCAGCATGCAACAGCAGGAAACCGCTCGAGAACTGGCGGCCGCAATGGATTTGTTGGGTGTGAACCCCGTTGATGTTGCGCGTGGTACTGCTGAGCCTGAAGGCGTTGGTGGGTTGATTGGTTCACTGCTACCTCAAACGATTGAGACTCCGGGGATGAATTGGCGGCAAGCTCAAAGCCGCGAACTGTCTGCGACACAACAAGCAATTGAACAGTTTGCTATGCTGCATGAACTCGAGCTTCCTACGGTGGTCGGGTACAATCAGCAAATGGGTGCACATCCCTTAGTGAAGGAGCGGGCGCGCCAGATATTGGCGGGTGAGGTCAGCAGTGAACCCATGGCTCTGGCTTTGGAGGGTGGCTATCAACAGCAGACTCCGCTTGATGAAGTGCAATCCTATGCCAAAGAGTTTGCACGTGACTGGGCAAGCTCCGCGATAGAATCGGCGGGCGTCCGCCAATTGCGTCATGG